TACATAAGGACCAGAGGCACGAAGAAGTTCCAATATCATTTACCTTTGGAAATAATAAATGATCAGACCCCAGATACCTGGAAGAAGAAATTGATATGATAAGTTTCTGCTGTCCATCGAGGGGCAGACCCGAACTAGCAAAGAGATTAATTGATACTGCCACAGAAACACAAAAGGGTGATACAGAATTTCTATTCTATTTAAATGACGATGATGAAAAACTAGAACAATACAAAGACTTACTTGATGAAAAACATTATACTATAGGCCCAAATCAATCAACATGTTACAGCTGGAATTTAATGAGTGTAAAGGCAACTAACGATGTTGTTATGCTTATGGGTGATGATGTACAAGTAAAGACCCATCACTGGGACCAATTAATAGTGGATGAAATAAACAAATATGATGATAGGATTTTAATGGTTGTGCCAAGCGACGGCAGAGTCAAAGGAACCAAACAACTTACTAACAAGACGAAACTATGGCCCGACAAGCCATTGCCAGCACCACATTTCGCAGTCCATAGTAACTGGGTAAACACTTTAGGATATCTTGCCCCTGCATTTTTTTGGCATTGGCACGTGGACTCGTACACACAAAAAGTAGCACGTAAAATTAACAGATGTCTCTATCTTCCTACGGTAGAATTCAAAGCCAAAAAGATACTAGACGATAATGCTGGTAAGCAAATACGGAAAAATTTTAATATTCGTGAAAGAGACAACTTTGTTTGGACAAAAGTTAGTGACAGGCATTTACAGTCTGATGTCAGCTCTTTACAGAATTTTATTGATGCTTTTTAGCAAACGGTGGTAAGTTTCTTCATTGATATCTAGTTGTACCAAAGGACTTCTTATGTATTTCCTTTTTGTGTGTACAAACTTAATGTTTTTTGATTTTGTAATTAGGAAAGTGTTTGCTGTGTATTTTATTTGTTTACCGTTAACATGAACGTAAGCGGCAGTGCCGTCACTTCTTTCCCTAAAGAACCATAGGCATAATATATTCCTGTTGAAATCTATATCTGCAAAACTTTCTTTCAGTTCCGCTTTTGTATCATGCTGTTCGCAAAACTTCTTCCAGTGTTGGTGATTAATATTGTTTTGGTTCTCATACAGGCTATCGTACTCTCTACTGTCAACAATATCACCAGCACATATATGTTCTACAGGTTGATCATGGTAATGATGGGTTTTAAGTTTATTCCAGATCATTATGCACTGAATAAGTTTATAAGTTCTTTCTTCCAATCGTCCGCGTACTCACAGTCTCGATAACCATCGAACCATGGTCCACCTTCAGTGTAGTGCAGTATTTTAGGGTGGCCGTTATTGGGTTCTTTATACCAACCTACAAGCCAATTGTACTCTAACGGTAAAGATCCTATTTCATTGTCTTCCAACCAACTAAATCTGTGTAGGAATTTCGGTGATTCATCGTTTAGCAATTCTGGTGTAAGTATTTTGTTCTTAGGATGTTCACAGTTCCATAGTACCATGCTTGACCAATTTTTTCTAGGATATACAGTTTGTACTTGTCCATCCATTTTGGTCGTTTCCTTTGGTGTATAATCATGTTGCACAACCATAACTGCTTTAGAATTATCACAGTGTTTGGTAAGTTCATGTGATGGTATCTTCCATAAAAAGTCGCAGTCACAAAACACTGCCCAACCTTTGAAGTCGTTCATGTATGGCACAAAGAATCTTGTAAAAGTGAATTCTGTTGATGCAAGTTTATCTACAGGTCTAGTGTACAGTCCTTGGTCCCTCATCTGCTTCTGTTTCAATGGTATGACTTCGGCCGACGGATCTCTACGTTTGATGCTGTGTTCACACACCTGATAGGCTATGTCTTCCCTGCTGTCGTGACCTACGTAAATTTTCATTTTCTTCCGGACATTATTTCATGTATTTGTTTCCAATTACTTACACGGATAATGTCAGGATGTTCAAAGTCGTGATTGTATGGGTGGTCAATTAATATAGGCTTTAAACCGTATTTGAGCCCGGCTACAGCGTTCTTTGGCTTGTCCTCCACCCAATACAGTCCGGTGTTGTGAAACTCGGCTAATGCTGAATCTTTGTCTGCACCTGTGTCTAAGATGTGATAATTTTTAAAAATGTGTTCACCAAATAATTGTCCTAACCTTTTTTTCCTTACAATTTGTGCCGGTATATCTGATGTCTGTGAGGTTATTGGTATAAAGGTCCATCCTTCCGCGGCCAATAGTTTTACCCAAGTTTGTGAGTCCTCCATTGGGCACTGTGTTGCCATCCATGCACTCTTGTTGAACTCTCTTATCTCTTTACGTATCTCCGGTATAGTAACGCCAAATCTCTCTGCCATTTCATATGTGTTTTGTTTGTTTGGTAAAAGTTTATACGGATATATTTTTTCGTCGTTCTCGTAGTATGATCGCTGTAACATCCAGTCTGAGAAATGCTTTTCCCATTCCAGCAACACGCCGTCTACGTCTGTTAGTATTATTCTATTTGATGTCGGCATCTTCCATACCTGCCACCCTCAGCTTTACAATGTTTGTGATCTGCCATTGCTTCTGGTCTAGACCTTTGGTGATGCCTAGCCATTGGTTTCTTATCAAGGCAAAGTCGTTTATGATCTTGTCCATGTCAACGACGTCGTCCTCACCGTCAACATACTTTTCTGCATCTCTGCTTGATAACGCTCTGTTGTAATTTTCTAAGTACTTTCTAAAAGTCTTTGATCTTAATCTTCTCAACTCTATGTTTAGGTATTCTAGTATAGCTTCAAGTTGTTGTAGTTGACTGAACCTTTCTTCGACTATGCCTGGCAGTGAGGCACTTGCTCTTTCTAGATTACCATATATTTTGCACTGCTTCTTTGCTTCTAGTAATTCTTTGTCAAAGTATGCCACGCAGTCTGGTATCTTATCGAGATTTCTACTTACTTCGTTGTACCAGTTAATCATCATAACCGTATCCGTCTGACTCATCGTCCTCTTCGAACACAGTATTAATTGCTTCTTCTAATTTAGGATCGTATTCTGCAGACGCTTTTATTTCATCATGTTCTACACCGATGTCTTCGAGGCTCTTGATAAAGTCAATTGCCATGTCTAGTTTTTGTCTTTCTGGCACGTAATGAACTATTGAATTCCATAGACGTTCGATATCTTCGTGTGTAAAATCTATCATTACTCTTCGTTTGCTTCTGTTGTTTCTGCAGGGACCTCTTCTTTAAATTCTGACATTATCATGTCTAATTTATCACCTACCCACGCTTTTCTGAACTCTATGTGTTCTTTACCTTTTGAATCGATGTATTTCAGTCTGTTTCCTGTTTGAACCAACAATCCTTTTTTCTCAAACAAGTCAACTAATCCACTGTATGGATCCATACCTGTATCGTAAGGGATCTTAACTTGAACACCTTCAAACGGTTTGGCATATCTGGTCTTCATGACTTTACAAGCGGCTCTAATACCTCTTACGTCAGTGACTTTGTTACCTTTTTCGTCTTCCTTTAGTTTTAATTTTTTCATTGCAACTACAATACTTGATGCATAGATAAATCCTTGTCCACCCGATATCTTGTCATCTGGATCAAACATATCTTGTGATGCATAGGTGTGGTTAGTTGCTATAAGTCCTACGTTCCAACTTCCAAACATGTTCACACAGTTTCTCACAAGTGCCGTCAATGCCTTTGGCTTTCTACCGAGGTCACCTTTCATATCTCCTGCTTCGAACTGATTAACATCTGTTGGTGTAAGCATCATTCCTAAACTGTCTATAACAAATAGCACCTTGGGTGCACCTTCCTTGTTGTCTGCGTGTTGCTCTTTGTAACCTTTCATAAACTCCGAAACAGTTTTTGCAACATCATCTACCATGGACATACTTAATTTTAAAAGTTTGTCTTCCGACGTGTCTACTTTTAGTGCTTGTAGCCATTGTTCATCCAATGCGTTCTCTGTGTCAATCAGTATAACAAATATACCTTGATCCTGTGCGTTCTTGATGATGTTTCCTGATGCTATGTAACTTTTACCTGCTCCTGATTCACCTGCAAGTACAGTCACCTTACCTAGTGGAATACCTCTGTTGAAATCACTGGTCATCAAATAGTTTAATGCGTAATTTCCTGTGCTGATCCAGTCAGTTGGATCACTGAATCCTATGCCTAGCCCTTGTATACTTTTTGTAATACTTTTCCTAAATTTTGTTGCGTCAAATACTTTTGTCATAATTTTGTCCTTTGTGTAATCTATTTTAGCATACCTAGGCCCTAACGTCAATGCCAGGGCCTTGGTAAATGTCAGATTATTTTGCTTGTCTTGATCTAATTAACTTCAAGATGTCTTCTGCTCTCTTGGCACTGTCACCTGCCGGAGCAACTGGTGCCGCCTCAGGTTGTGGTGCTGGTGCACTTTGAGTGACTGGTGCCGCTGTAGGAGCCGCTTGTGCCACTGGTGTTACCGGAGCCGATGCAGTTGGTACTGTTACCTGTGGTTTACCTTGGTAAGCCACGCCTGCTGGTCTGAAGTACTGTCCGTATTGCTCAAGATCATAAGCCTCACCTTCCACAGATTTCGCAAATAGTTCTGCGATTATTTTAACTTCTGCTTCTGTTGGCTCTTTTGGTCTGAAGTCACCTAAGTTGTGTAAACCGTGTGTGTCGATAGCAGATCTTTCCGCTTCGTCCAACGGTCTTTCCCTTCTTGACCATTTACTTGTTGAGTAGTCAGCATAACCACCTTTGGTTGTTTTAGTGATTCTGAAGTCCACACCTTTCAAATAATCAGTTGGCATTTCTTCCATCTCTGGGTCCATCAATGCTCCTCTGATAATATTGAAAATCTGAGGGCCAATGATAAATCTTCTGATTGGATTCTCAGGTGTCGAGTCTTCTGCTAATGGATTCGTTGTGACAAAACCTTGGAAAATGTAACTTTTCTTTTTCCAATATTTTCTACCCATGTCTTCCATTGACTTGTCTTTAAACCACGGTCTAACTTCTGTTAGTACTGGACAAGTTTTACCATACATCTCCATGCACGGTACCTGTACTGTCACCGGTCTCGAATCAGTCTGACCTTTGATGCCTGCGAAAGGTAACTTGATCATGTTTCTTTCTGTCCAGAAGAACGTATTATGTTCGTCCCTGTCCGGTAAGAATCTAACTACTGCTTCTGATCCTTCTGATATGTTCCAGTGTGGGTAGATGGCGTTGTCTCCGCCTGTGTTTGAAGTGGAGCGATTCACTTCTTGAGATTTTAACTTCGCTCTTATTTCAGCTAATGATGCCATAATGTAAGCCTCCTTGTGTGCCTATGTTTGTGTTTGTGCCTAAATGTATATCAGACATATAGTACGTAATATACAACTATATTTATCTAATGTCTACTACTATTATTGGTAATATGGAGTTTTTATTATGAAAGGTTAGCTAGTGTTTTTATTCTATCTAATTCTGTGTTGATCTCTTGTGCTTCTTCCTGTGCTTCTGATTCGTCACCTTCTTCTGAGAAGAATTCATCTACTTGTAGGCCTGCTAATTCGATGGCGTCTTTAAGTGTGTATTCCTGATCTCCAACTTTGAACTTGTCGCCTGCTTTCATGCCTGCCGCCTTAGCTTTTCTTACTGCGTTTGCAAACTCATTGCCTTCTGTTTTGTCTGCGTATCTGTCGTCACCTGCCTGCATTCTCTTGTACGCAGTTGTGTTCATCATTTTATCTGCTTTGGTAACATCTAGTTTAGTAGCGTTTTCTTTATCTTTTTTTTCGATTTCAGCATCTTTAGGTTCCGTGACATATTCGGCCACTTCCATCTCGCCAGCTCTCAATTTGTCAAAGTTTTTCCTTAGAAACTCTGTGGCTTCTTTCTCGTCTCGTGATGCGAAGATTGTTTTTTCATTCCTATCTAAAACGTTATACATCATCTTGCCGTCATCTTCACCTCTGCTCATTGACACGTAAGGTTTTATCCCACCTTCGTCAATCATTGAGTCAACCCAACCTTCAAACGCTTCTGTTTCTTTTGCTTTTCCTTTAATGTCTTTTTTAGGACTGTAATCTGCAGGATCCATTCTCACTTCATCTGTATATCCTGGCTCTGATTGCATTTTCTTGTAGTCGTCAATGTATCTTTTTGCTAACTGTACCGCGATCTTTTTGTTTTTGATGTAGTCTGGAGTTGCTTTAAATGTTGCTGAATTTTCTTGTTCCATCTCATCTGCAACTCTAGAAGCAAAGTTTGCCACTCTATCTTCCTCGCCTGATTTAGTTAACAGTCTAGACGCTATATCTGATAGTATAGAACTTAACATTGTGTTCTTGTTTGTGAATTTTGTAACTTTCAACATCTTGTCTGCCGAATCATCTTTTCTTAAAACTAGTTTGCTGTCTGGGTCATTTAAAAAACTTTGCACTACTGCACCGTGATCCACTGGTGCTTGTATAGGTGCATCAATTGGCTCTGCATCTGGCTCCAGTTCGTTCACTTGCTCTGCTTCTTTTGACGCTTCCAATTCACTCATTATTCTGTTTATAATCGGTAAAGCGTCTTCTACTCTGCTGTCTAGGTTAGTCATTGTAAACTTCTCTCTCATCTTGTTGACAGTTTCATCATCAAGAATTTGTTCCTCAGATGTTTTGAAATCTTTACTTGCGTTCTCGTAGTGTGTCTGGTTAGAAAGGTTCTTCATGTACCCTCTTAGGTTCTCTAATTTTAATTTTGTTTGCTCTATGATGTCACCTGCGTTGTCGTTCAATTGATCTTTGTTGGTAACATATCTCGAGAATGAATTTAATTTTGCTATGTCTTCTGAAGTTGATACAATGTGCTGTCCGAACTCGTCATGTGGTCTTCCACCATTTGACACGTGTCTCATCATGGCTCTAGCGCCTGCTAAATGTGTTAACGGATACTTGAATCTTTCACCGTCTTCGTTTTCAATGTACAATGACTGTATCTGTCTTGATCTTGCACCTGGCACAGTCTCGTCAACCTTGCCTTTGTGCCTGATTATTAATTTTGTTTTATTTAGGTTCTCGTATGAACGTTTTGCTGTGCCTGATAGGCCTTCGGTGACGCCTGCTAATTTTGTGATTCTTGCTAGTTCTTCTGACATTTCATCAGTATTTACCGTTTTGTTCGTATCTGCAATATTTTCATAATCCTGCTTCGTTAGGTTGTTTTTAGTAATATCCCTTACATCAAACCTCAACTGATGCTCAACAGAAAAGTCTTTCAACTCCTTTAGGAATGCATACCATTCGTCCCTGCTATCCTCGTCTATTTTGTTTACTAGATCTCTGTTGTAGTACACCTTCATGTTCTCGCCGTCTGCTAGGCTAATGCTAACAGAACCAAATGTGTCTGCATCTTCTTGGAATTCAAACTCAAAAAATACGGCACTGCCTGGATCGGCTGTAGCGGCTCCATTCTCGTCACCTAATCTTATGTTTGAGAACTGTGATCTAATTTTGTTGAATAAATCTTGTGAATTTTTTGGGTTCATATAGTGTATTTATTATCCATTGAACGATCCAAATATAGGCATCGGTGTTATCTCACTTGTCCTGTCTGTCCATTTTTCGAATATTTTTGGGTCAAAATCAGCCAATACTTTCATCATACGTGTCATTAACAGGCAAGAACTTACTAGGTCGTCATGTTGTCCTGGCTTCGCACTATAGCTCATTCCTGAAGCAACAAAGTCCTTCATCTCAGATATTAGAAGTTTTGAATTTATCTTCATTTTGTCGTTCTCAACAAGTTCTTTGAATTTAGTACAGGCATCGATCTTGTGTTTGGCTGTGGTGTTGAATCCCCTTCTGAACTTACGTCTGTGTCCTTTCCTTATAGGTTCTGACAGAAACATTCCCATAATATTTTCTTCACCTATGTCCATTACCCTCATCAGTGCCGCTTCTCCTATTGAGTTGTTTTCCATACTATAAAATATTTGAGGAGATGCTGTGGCATCTTTCTCCATTATTGTGTCGTGTATATGTTTTGTAATCCCTTGCAGGATTCTTACCTGTTGATTCATTGGTGTTTGGTTGTGTTGCCATTCGCCAACTTGTTCAAATGTAGGTAATTCAAAGACTTGGATGGCCGCAAAGTCTCCTCCTGTACCCATGCTGGGATCTAATGATACCATGTAAGTGTGTCCAGGAGTTGGACGCTTGAACCAACGCACCTGTCCTGTCGTTTCGATAGGTGGTACTCCCTCCATGTCTGCTAGGACTAAACTGGAGATCAATGTCTCGTCAAAGATCAAGAATTCGCACTCGTGTTCCCTTCTAAATCTTTCTTCACCTATCCTTGATTTTTCTGCCTCTGCCCATGCTTCATCTCTGTCTGGGTGTTCATTCCAGTGTGCCTTCATGGCATAAAAGCCATTAGTCCCGATTATTTTGTCATTTCCGTATTCGTCAAATCTTTTGTTTGCTTCTTTCCATATCATCGCAAACTGGTCTTCGTCACTGTTTGGTGTAGAAGTGATTAAGCATTTACCTCCAGTTGACAAGGTCGGAGATAGTGATGTCCAAAACTCCTTTGCCTTCTCTGGTGGTTGCACGAACGCAAACTCATCACAGTATATTAAGGTTAGTGACATACCCCTACCTGTGTTTTCCGTTGTGGTGGTTGCCATAATCTTTGATCCGTTGTCAAATTCTATACTGTTCCTGTTGTACTGTGTGACACCAGCCTTTAT